GTAGCACCCTTAGTTAGTGACGTTCGTAAGCTTCTAAATTTCCAAGATCTCGTATTAAAACGGGAAAAGGAATTTAAAAGCCTCTACGACAAAGGCCTTACCAGAACCCATACGCTCTACAAATCGGATATTTCCGATAGTAGGACCGATACGATTCATGACAGAGACAAATTTCTAGTCAATGCTTTTGAATCAATACGGTCTAAGCGGGTTGTTCGAGGACATGTGAGGTGGAAACCTCGCAGTACTCCTCAGAACATCAGCGCTGGCGATTTACGAGCAACAGCCAGGAAGGCAGCCTTAGGTTTGACTGTGGATTTTAACACAGCTTACCAATTGATGCCGTGGTCATGGCTCGTAGACTGGTGCTCCAACTTTGGGGACATTCTCAGCTTAAGCCGAGGTGCTCTCTCAGTTGACTATGAGGATTTAACACTCATAGAAGAGGTGGAGTCCACTGCAACGTTTACTGTTACCAATCCCCACGCAAGTGGGGGTACTTGGTACCATAAAACGTATACGCGGGCTCCCCAGTCGGGGTTCAGCTTCGACTTCCAATTGCCTCATTTAAGTTTGAGGCAAGTGTCGATACTTGGTAGCATCGGGGTGACTCGGCGCGTGCCGAGATCATTCTAGCTACTAAGGAGTAATACCATGTTCTCTGATACACTTACGATCACTATCGATTCGGATCCCAAAGTACTCAATCGCGTTAACCAGGATGGTTACGCTAGTGAGTATTTTCTCCGGGAAACGGATGGACAGTTTCGACTGAAGCTCCGCAATACTTCGTATAAGGACAAGTCTCGCAATGGTATTGGCGTTGATCGCCATAACATCGAGCTCGTTCATACGATCTTTGCGGTAGCTCCGGTTACCCAACCAACCATTCGCAAGTACTATGCAGTACTTGAAAATGACCAGACTGACGATATTATCGCGTCTGCAAGCTTTGCAGTTGGCGTCGTTGACTTCCAGACGGATGTCAACCTTACCAAGATGCTTAACTGGGAGTCGTAAGACTTCCAGACCTATAATCACCATGACTATAGGGCTTGAGGGTTAAACCCCCGATTGGTTGAGTTTTTGCGTAGCAGAGGCTTGGATTAACATCGTTCCCTTAGAAAGGAATCTGTTATGAAAAGCCAAGCAAATGGTCTACTCAAGGTTGTCCAAGGGAAGTTGAAAGACTATCTCTTGGCGTACCCTCACGACGTGAAGGAAGAGAGAAGGGATTTATCTCGACTCACCCTTTTACTCGAAGAGAGAGATCTAACAGTTTTTACGTTAGATCTCCCGGCCCTCGATGCTCGTCTTATTGACGGGCTAGAGAACGGCCGTCTAATCTTGGAAGGTGCTCTAAGCAAAAGAGCTTCATCCAGGATCCAAGTGCCCAGAATATTCCGGGGACTATGGTTACGGATCTTCGATAGTGATGGCAACCTGAAGGAAGACGTTGACATCAATGTACTCTTCTTCTTGAGAAATATTCTCAAGGTTGGGAGTAAATTGAAAGTCGAATGCTCCTCTGCACGGAAACAAACCGCGTTAAAGGAGTATTACGATGTCGAACGGGAACTCAGAACCCCAACGTTCAGTTGGAGTAATGACAACCTGGGCTCTGACAACTCTTGTAGTTTTGATGATGTTTTCAATCATCGCACTACTAGCAGTTGGAGTGATCAGTATTCGTTATGGGATGACTCCCACGACTGTATTGATCCCTCAATCAGAGCCGTCCTCAGGAGGCTCCAGCAAAACTGCGATGCCTTCTCCAAAGCCATTGGCCAATTCGATCCCGAGGAATTCCTCCTCGGATTATCTGATTGGTCCAACGGAATAGGATTCAGGCAAGGACCTGGAGCTGTTTCGGATCAATCTAGCAAGGAGTATAAATATGACTTCCCTACTTGGTCCGATAAGCTCGGCCGACTCTTCCCGTACGCCCTTTACGGACGCACTTCAGGATGTAGCGAACATCAGTCTCATAGCGAGGCTGGGTCGTTTACGCCTGGGTGTGCTTCATCACTCGAGAGAGTTGAAGTACACTGTGGGGATGAGTTGGAGGCGCAAGAGGTACCATCAGATAATGATGAATACCAACAGATCAAATTTGATCTGCTGTATGAGAACGGCCAAAGAGAGGAAACTCCTCTCAATGGATGTCTCTATCGAGCGCCTATTACAAGCGAACCGCCTTCAAGACTTATTGCTGTCGCCAAGACAGCTAAAAGTCCAAGGCTAATTGCGGCTGAACCGACATCACATCAGTGGTGTCAACAATTCATTCGCAATTTCCTTGAGAGTCGCTTACAAGGACTTTTTGGCAGAAATTTTATCTGCTTTAAGTCTCAAAAGCTATCTCAAGAGCTTGTAGTCAAAGCGTCCCTGGATAAGTCGCTCGCCACTGTGGATTTGTCATCCGCAAGCGATAGACTCTCGTGTTGGGTTGTTGAAAGAGTCTTCAGAGAAAATCAATCTCTCTTGAAGTCACTTCATGCAACTCGTACACGTTGGGTATGTGATGAGATCGATGAGAACTCACCACCGAACTTCTTCATTGCGAAGAAGTTCGCCTCCCAGGGAACCGCGGTTACGTTTCCTATACAAAGTATTGTCTTCTTCCTATGCGCCATTACCGCAAGCGGTTTTGTTGCATCAGGACCTGAAGACTTTATTTGTAACGACAGGTTTTGCAAGTCTGTCGGTAGGTTTCGTAACAAGGTCCGTGTCTTCGGGGATGATATCATTATCCCCGTTAACGGGTACAGTACTCTAGTCAGCTTGCTCCATACATTAGGCCTTAAGGTTAACCAAGCTAAAAGTTTTAGCAAGGGGCACTTCAGGGAATCCTGTGGTATGGATGCCTTTGAGGGGTTTGACATTACCCCTTTAAAGCCGCAGACTATTGTAGCAACCGGCCCACAGTCGAGGCAATCAATTCTGGACTATTCAGAGAACCTGTTTTTAGCAGGTCTTTGGCAAGCTTCAGAGGTTGTCGCGTCGACTCTACCAGTATGGATTCTTCCGAATCTACCTGTTATTGGAATCGGCTGTGGAGGGGTTGGAAGGGTCTCTTTCTGCGGTGCCAAGTCTGATCATCTTAGAACAAGATGGTCGGAAAGGTACCAAAGAACAGAGTACCGCACATATGCGTTAATTACGCGTATGAAGCGAATACCTAC